GCCGTGCCGCTGGTGGTGGCAACCGTCGCCCCGTTCGCCTCGGCCGCGAAGCCCGCCGCCGGGGCGAGGTCGTTCAGGAGCGTCGGCGTGACCGCCGTGCCGTTGCCGCTGGTGACGGTCGCGGGCAAGCGCACGATGGTGATGTCGAGGCTCTCCTCGGCCGTGTCGCCCAACTCGCTCGTCTGCGACAGCACCAGCCCGCGCAGCAGGATGGGCTTGTCATCGGCCGGGGTCAGCTCGAAGAGGTCCGCGTTGCCGCCCGTGTTGGTCAGCGTGCCGGTGTAGGGCACCCCGTAGACAAAGCCCATCTAGAACCTCCTTGTGCGCTGCCACGTCACGGTCGGGCGGCGGTAGGGGGGCGGTGCGGTCGCGCCCGCCGCCGCCGCATCCCCCAAGGCGAGCCACTGGTACTGCCGCGCCACGCTGTCGATGTCATCCCAGGACAACCGGAAGTTGTTCCCGCTGAACACGCCCGTCGCCGACGACTGGAGCGACGCCGCCTGGTTGTAGTTGGCGAGGATGTGGTCCGTCTCCTGCTGCTGGTTGCTGTCCATCGTCAGCGCGGCGTCATCCTCGGTCAGCCCCGCCCACGCCTGATCGGTCCCGTCATACGCGCCAATCCCGACCGCGCCCAGGTCGGCGCTGGCCGTGTCCATCGTGGTCGCCGCCGCCAGGTTCCACCCGAACACCAACCCCAGCTTGGGCGCGAACCCCGCCGCATTGTCCTGGGTCACGGGCGGCGACCCGGCAATCACAGCGGTGTTATTGCCGTCAGCCGATTGGAAGGTGCCCTTGAGGGCCAGGTAGAGACAGGCGTCGGCGCTCGCCGGGTTGGCATCGAACACGGCCCGGAACCCATTGGTCGGCCAGTTGGCGGTGGTGGTGTCCAGTTGGCCCAGCGCCTCGTCGGTCCCGCCGCCCGCCGTGGCGACGATCGAGAGGATGCAGCGGTCGGAACGCTGGCGCATGGCGACAAGCGATGCCGTGTTGCCGTCGAGTTGGCTGAACGCCACCGCGCGCCCAGCCTGGCCCTTCCGCGCCCAGCCAAAAAAGAACTTCGGCGACGTGGCGACTTCGGTCAGCGGGCCATTGCCGGCGAAGAACACCAAATCCGGTTGCCCGACCGCCGAGAACGTGGTCGGGGTGAGCACGACGTGCGCGCCGAGGTTGTTGTCGGGCGTGCCGTTCTCGCCCGTGACGGTGCCGGTGACGGTGCCGGTGGCCACCGTGTCTTTCTTCACGCGCCAGGCCGCCGCCGAGGACACCATGTCCGTGAAGGTGCCCTCGCGCCCGTCGTCAATCTCCGCGAGTCCCGCGTCGGAGTAGCCCGCCCAGGTCGGGGTGCCCGAGGTGTCGCCCGTGTTCTCCTCGCAGCCGAACCAGACGAGCGCGCTACCCGCGCTGGCCGGGGTGACGGTCGGCGCGGTGACGGTGACGGAGGCCGCCGCCCCGGTCGCGCCCGAGGTGTCGACGGCGCTCGCCCCGCTCCAGGCGAAGATGCGCGCCCGGATGGTGCTGCCGCCCGTGTGGGTGACGGTCGGGTTGCCGTCGCCGCCCGCGCGCACGCGGGAGAAGATGGATTGCCGCAGCTTCGTGCTCTGATTGGTGGCGATGACGCTCGTCCAGCCGGAAACGGTCACGGTCACGTTATCGGCGGCGGCGACGTGCAGCAGTTGGAAATCCCCGGTGCTGCCGCTGGGCAGGGTGGGGGTGACGTTGCCCGATGCCGCCGATGCCGCCGTGCCCGCCCCCACGTAGGCGATGGACGACACCCCAACGTTCTCGTCCCAGGTCGTGCTCGCGGTCGGGTAACTGAAATGGTCGGCCAGGGCGTCGGTGATGTCCGACCCGCCGAAGGCCAGCATGAAGACCCGGATAGAGGCCGTGGTGTGGAGGTTCGTCCAGTTGAGGATGACATTGCTCGATGCCCCGGTTGCCATCGACACGAGGGTGATGACGCAATCGCGCGTGGCGACACCCGCGCTCTGCGTCTGGATGACCAGCACCGCGTCGTTGCCCGCGCCCCTGGCCGTGTCGGCCGAGGCCGCCGCGTCGAGGCCGCGCATGGTGACGAACCGCTGCTGGACCACGCTCCCGCGATAGGTGCCGAACCCGAGGCCATACGCCCAGGACGCGGCCGTGCCATCCGCCGCGAGCGGCACCGCCCAGAGGAGCACCGCGCACGGGTTGAACCCCGACGCCAGCGAGTAGGTCTGATTCCCGGTCGCGCCGGGCTGGGTCAAGATTTGGAGGTCGGTGCTGAGTGCCACTCATACTCCCAGTGCGGTCTTGATGGCGGCTGCGGTGGTGAACGGCCCGAGGTGCGCGTCGGCCATCTGGAGGATGCAGGCAATCTTGTGCAGGCGCTCGGCCCGCTGCGCCACGAGGATCGCGGTGGCCCCGGTCGGCACGCTGTTGACCAGCGTCAGCGCCTCGGCTTCCTCCGCTGTCGTGAGGGGCGTGCCCGAGCAGCCGGTCACGGCGTCGCGCGCCTGCTGCACGGTGATGACGCCCGTCGCCCAGAGGTAGCAGATGCCCTCGAACTGGTGGGCGGGAATCTTGGGGTTGGCCGCGTCGATGCCGAGCAGCCGGTCGTAGAGCGCCATCCTCACCCGCCGCTGGTGAAGGTCAGGTCATAGGTCGATTGCAGGCTGTCGCCGTTCGCGCCCACGAGGTTGATGGCCGCGAAGAGCGAGCGATCGAGCATCGTGCCCGCCGAGGAGGCGCTGAACACGCCGTGCTCGGTGATGGCCGGGGTGCCGCTGTCGATGGTGTTGGTGCCGACCGTGCGGAAGATGTTCGCGCTCGCCCCCTCGATGGTCGAGCCGGTCGCGCGGGTCGAGTTGGGGTTGTACTCCGTGGTCAGTTCGGTGACGAGCGCGGTCTGCGACGCCGACTCGGCCGTGCCGCCCGTGCCCAGCCCGTGGAACTTGAAGTTTTCCACCTCGGTGGTGTTCTGGAAGGCGTCAACGATGTAGTTCACGCCCGCGTCCGTCACCACCTTGCGGCTGACAACACCCCGATCCTCCACATCGCACGGACCGAGGATCCCGCGCGCGGTCAGCGGGCGGAACACCACCACGGAGAGCGACGACTCCACCACCACGCACGACGCGATGCGGTCCACCAACTCGGCCGCGAGGTCGGCGGGGAGATGCCTCAGGCATTCCCGCACGATGCGCCCGAGGTGCGTGCGGGGCGACCAGTCCCGCAGCCGATAGGCCAATTCCTCCGGCACCCAGGCGTCCTTGCGGACAATCTGGAGGCCGCCGCCCGTCGTCAACTCTGCCACCATGCCCGTAGCCTCCTGTGGAGTTGCCACCAGCGCGGCACCCCGCCGCGCGTCACCACCAGTCGCACCCGCCCGCGCGGGGCCATCCGCCCGCCCGTCACGCCACCCCGTCCCGCAGCACGGGGATGAGGACCAGGGTGCAGTTCGGGTGCGCCAGCTGCGGCGCTTGCCCAATCGGTACAGTGGTCCCATTCCTGCTGGCGCACGGCTCGTCGTCCTCCCCGTCCCGCAGCGTCACCCGGTCCACCAGCCCCGTCGCCGTGTAGCGGTCGATGGCCGACACCCGCTGCGCCTCGCCAATCTCCGTCCTGGCAATCATCTCCATGCGACTCTGCCAGGTCACGGAGAATAAGTGTTCGATGCTGTTCGCAATTTCCATCGTCGTATCCCCGCGCGCCTGGCCCTCGGCCAAGAGTTCCGCGAGGGCTTGGCGTGTGGTTTCCGATATCCCCGTCACCCGCTGCCCGGAGTGCGCGAGGATGGCGCGCGTGGCCGTGTCGTCCAGGCGGAAGGACATGGGGTCGAGGAGGTCGGCGAAGTGGTCGGCCACGATGAGGTGCATGGTCCTGAGCATGTCGGCGTAGGCATGGTCGAGGATGGCCTTGAGCCGCGCCTCGTCGTCGTCGGTGTACAGGTCGTCGGCGCGCAGCGCCTTGTGGGCCAGCAGGGCGCTCATGCCCCCTCCACCCGGTGCATGGCCCGCCGCTTGAGGCTGCCGAACTCGCGCACGAGCGCCGCCTGCGTCCGCGCCTCGGCCTGCGCCCTGGCCGTCGCCAGCAGCGCCAGGAAGTCGTCGGCCGGTGCCGCCGCCTTGACCGCACGCAAGCCCTTACCCGGTGGCGGTGGGGCGTCCTCGCCCGGCATGGGTGGCGGGGCGGCGACGGTCCTGCGCTGGTCGCCCTCGGTGCCGGCCGGGTCGTAGCCAAGCGCGGTGAGCGCCTGATTGAGCGTGATGATGCCCGCGTCCCACTGCGCCACGATGCGCGCCGACTTGGCGTCGTCGTCGTCCTGCAAGGCGCGCAGCCCGCTGGTGTCCGACGCCACCACCTCGTCGGGCGCGGCAGAGAAGTCGGGGAGCAGCAGCATGGTGATGGTCTCGTCGTCGGCGTTGAGGGCGGGCAGCAGCGCCTTCTCCGTGTACGATTCGTCGGCCTGGTCGTAGTTGGAGTACGTGGCGTGCTCCAGGCCAATCTTGGCCCCGACCACCTGGGGCGGCACCCCGAAGATGGCGCAGATGCGCGACTCGGGCAGGCCGCTGAGGGGCGCGAGGTCGAGGTCGGACGGCGAGAAGCCCATCCGCTCGGCCTTGATGCCACCTTGCAGGAACCCGAGGCGACCCTGATTGTCGCCCCCGAACCGCTCCTCCATCTCGGCCTTGATGGTGGAGGCCTGCTCCTTGGTGTAGTTGACATCCTTGTCGAGCATGAAGAGCGTGCCGGGGACCGCGCCGTTGTTGAGGAGGTTGTACGTGAAGCGGGTCGCCACCTCATCCGTCGCGACCGCGCGCACCACGTCGCGCAACTTGGAGAGGCCGAGACGGTGGTCGAGCGGGTCGATGCCGTCGCGGAAGTGGATCACGTTGGCAACCGGGATGTCCTCGTAGCGCCCGCCGCCAACCCAGTGCCGATAGGCGCTGATGAAGTCGCCCGAGTTCTTGTAGGTCACGGGGGCCATGCAGTCGGGGCTGACCGGCCACAGTTCGATGACGTTGCCCGTGGTGGCGTTGCCCGCGCGAATCTTGCGCCAGTAGGCGTTGCCGTGTGCTTGCATGCAGAACTGGGTGAACCAGCGGATTTGCGCGCCGCTCATGTAGGGGTTCGGGCGCTCCAGGAGCGCGATGAGCGGGTGCCCGTCCACCGGGTCGCGCTTGTCGCCGGGCAGGATGCGATAGACGCGCTGCGGCACCTGGGCCACGTCGGTCGCCAGTCGCCGCAGGCAGGCGCGCACGAGGCTGTTGGAAGAGTCGCCGGGGTCGCGCTGGTCGGTCAGGTACATCCCCTTGTACATGGCGGGGCCGGTGTTGCTGCGCCCCGCGTAGCCGTACATGACGGGCGGGGCGTAGTTGCTGATGTTGACCGCCTTCTGCTCGACGGGCGGGGTGCCGCCGAAGCCGCCACCCCTCAGCCAGTCCATGAAGCCCATCGGCTACTCCTCGCTACCAGAAGTTGAGTTCGGTCCTGCCCAGCCCGTCCGCATAGGCGCAGGCGTAGCGCGTCGCGTCGCACCCGTGGTCGTTGACCTTGACGGGCTCTTCCTTGACCGGGCGACCATCCGCGCCCTTCGCCCAGACATACCCGTCTATCTCCTGCTCGGTGCAGAGCGGGAGCTTGGCCTCGACCAGCCGCTCGTCACGGCTGACCAGCGCATCGCGCAGGAGGAACAGGCGGGGGCGACCGTCGCCGGCCGGGGCCAAGCGTGCCTGCACCGCCTGGATGCCCATCTGCACCGCCTTGTAGGCCGGGATGGTGGGGATGCCCGCCGCGTGCAGCGTGGCGCGGTCCTCGGCGTCGTGGTCGGCTACGGTCGCCTCGTAAGCCTCGCCCAGAGAGAGCGTGTTGATGGTTTCAGCAACATCGCTAACGAGTCGCTGTGTCTGGTACAACTCGCGATAACGAAAGAGTCGCCCATCTCCATCAACAGCCCACCATTGGCAGACAAAGGGGTTGGTATAGCCAAAGTCAACGACACGGAACCGTCGCCATTCAGCCGGAATGTTGAATCGGTCGATGAGATGCTGAGTCGTGTCCCAGGCGTCATAGACCATCCCCTCGGCCGCCGCCCAGCGGCCCTCGTACAATCGCGCCCGGCGCACCCCGGCCAGGCGGGCGAGCGTGCCCAGCACGTAGGTGTTGCCCTGCGGTGTCCAGTCGGTGCCGTCCCAGTAGCGCGGGTTATCCTTGTGCTGCGAGAGGTGGCGGGACATCAGCCCGACGTTGGCGCGCTGGTTGAGCCAGTGGGCCGGCGGGCCGGGGTTGCAGTTCGCAATCATCTGCTGGTAGGGCATCGCGTTGTTGCGGTTGCGCGTGGACAGATCTTCCCAATCGCCCTCGCTCAGTTCCGTCGCCTCCTCCGCAAAGATGAGGTCGTACTGGGTGGACATGACCTTACTGCTCTTGTCCATACCGCCGATGATGATTTCCGAGCCATTGCGGAAGGTGTAGCGTTGGCGGCGGGCGCGGTCCGGCCCGTCGATGAGGTAGCAGCCGGGCGGCAACGCGCTCGTCTCCCACTCCACCAGCACCGACTCGGTGCAGGATTCGCGGGTCTTGCGGACGATGAGGCAGCGGATGCCGGGATACTTCTCGCAGCAGATGAGGAGCTTGGTGAGGACGCCCAGCGTCTTGCCGGTGCCGGCCGGGCCTTCGATGAGGAGCTCGGGCGCGCGGTCGTAGAGGAGCGCCAGCGCCGCCCCGCGCGGCTCTCGGGTGACGACGTTGGGCGAGGGCGCGGCCAGGGCGACCATCACGCAGCCGCCTTCTTCTTGCGGCGATACTCCCGCATATACGCGGCGCGGTCGCGGAGGGGGGCGCGGCGCGGTCGCGGGGCGGCAGGCCGGCGCGGCACCCCCTGTTGCTTGAGACACGCGCTGATGTCGGGAGGCCAGCCCCCATAGATGGCGTTCAGTTCGCGGAGCGTCGCCCCGGACTGGTAGCCCATCACGATAGCGGCCGTTTCCGCCATGCCGTAGCGCATCAGACCCGCTCCGTCTCGACGCCGGCCAGCAGCACCAGCGGCGTGCCGTCCTTGCCCTGATGCTCCTGCACCGTGCGCCCGTACTCCTGCGGGTAGCGCCGCTCCAGCTTCCAGGCGGCGGCCTGCCAGGTGCCAACGGAGGCGGCCTTCTCAATCTTGGCGAGCCAGGTAACCGCCCCGCTGCCTTCGGCTAAGGAGACTTGTTCAGAAAATTCAGGTTTTGCCTTGCGCCACTCGTTGAACGTCTCGAAGCTGATGCCCGCATAGCCGCAGGCGAGTTGATACGTCGCGCCGAGCTTGATGGCGTCGGTCAGTTTCTTGACCACCTCGGGTGTGTACTTGGTCTTGCGCGCCATGCACTCCCCACCCACGACAGTTTAGGTCTAAACATAACTCTAGTGCAGTGCGGGTGCGGCGTCAAGCACTGCCCCGCCGTATCTACTCCTCCCCGGTCGTCAGTGTTGCCACGATCGCCGACCAGTCCTGCGGTCGCCAAACTTCCCAGTCCAGATCGGCGGCGAGCAGTAACCCCCCCCACCGCCGCTGCTCGGGCGTGACGCGGTTACGCCCAACCTTCAACTCGCGGAACAGCACCCGGCCATGCAGTCCCTCGGTGCGCGCGAGCACGAGATCGGGCCAGCCGGGATCGCTCCCGATGCTGGTGCGCGTGTGATAGACCTCCCAATTGAACCAGCGCGCGAGGTCGATGATGATGCCCTGAAACTCCGCCTCGGTCGCATCCACCCGTGGCGGGGCAGGCGGGGCGAGTAGTCGCATTGTCATCGCTCCGTTCGACTCATGCCCGCCCCTCCTCGCGCCCGGTGCCCGCACCGCCCCCCTACAGACCCTTCAACTCGCTCTTGTGGCCCAGGTCCGGGAAGGTGCCGTGCTGGTCGGTGAGACGCTGTATCTGCGCCGCAAGCTCCGCCTCGCGGACGGACACGCCATTCACGAACGTGGGCAACGTGGCCCAGGAGTGCGCCCCCTCGTGTCCCTTCTCGTAGGCGCAGGCCAGTGGCTCGCCATTCGTGCCACTCATGCTGATAATCGCACACAGGCCGCGCGGGAAGTCGTGGTACAGCCGAATCCACTCCTCGCGCGTCAGCGTAGCCGCGTCGGCGTCTGTGCCGTTCAGCAGTTCCCGCAGTTCCTTGATTGGTCTCTCGGTCATCGTGCCCTCCAGCGTCTTCATGCCCGCCCCCTAGTCATCGTCGCCTTGGCGACATCGACGATTCTCGCCCGTGCCCGCCCGCAACTCCTCCAGCACGCGCCACAACTCCCTGAACACCGCAGACGGGTAGTCGTCCTCCACCGGGGCCAGTTGCGCGCGTAACACCACCAGTTCGGTAATGGCGTCGTTGAGCCCTTCCCAATCCGGGTTGCCCGTCGGCAAGAAGTCGCCCTGCTGCACGTCGAGAATAATCACCCGCCGCAGCATCGCCCGTAGTTCCGCCTCGCTTGCGCCCGCCCCGCCCGTCGCGCTCATGCCCGCCCCTCCCGCTGCGCCCGATACCGCGCCCGCTGGTACGCCCGCCGCCAGGCGGCACACTGAGGGTTCAGCCCGTCGTCGCACGACTGGTTGGTGCCGAACGCCTCGCGCGCGTGCCACGCTTTGCACCCCGCGCACCACTTCAGCCCGAGCCCCACCAGCGCGGCGTACTCGTCGGGGCCGAGGCCGCGCTTGGCGGCGGGCGCGGCCACGCGCCGGTCGTAGTCCGTGAAGGCGTGCTCGTGGCGCGTCATCCGCTCACCCCCAGCCGCTTTGCCCGCTTGTCGAGCAGTTCGATCTCCCGTTGCGGGGTGTGCCCGTACAGCAGCGGGGCGTCCCCATTGGCGTCGCAGAACGGCCCAAAGGCCGCCACCGCGTCTGCCTTCCCCGCCTCGCTCAGGACGCGGTACGCCTCCCTGACCCGCACGGCCAGCCGCCAGCACTCCACGACCAGCGTGTGCAGCGTGGTGGGCGCATCGCCGCGCCTGTAGGCCCGGTAGCGCGCCGCGAGGGGCCGGGAGGCCAGTTCGCCCTCGGCGGTCGCTGGTAGGGCCTCATGGGCGCTCAGGAGGCCATCCAGGTAGGCGACCGCGCGCCGCATCCGTGTCGCGTGCGCGTCGAGCGCGGCCACGCGCGCGGCCAGTTCGGCGAGCGCCTGGTCATCCGGGCCGCGCACCACGCCATCCAGGTCTATTTGCCGTTGCTTGAATGTCGCCTTGCGGGTCGCGGTCGCCATCAGTGCCTCGTACACTTTCAAGGAAGCTAACCAATCGGCCGTCTCGCTGTTGCTCGTGTCCGGGTAGCCCGCCCGGTCGAGGCGGCGGGCGATGGTGAGCGCCTCGGGGGGTGGGGCGGGGTAGGTGTACTCCATCGTCACTCGCCCACGGCCGCGAGGTCGAAGAGCGCGGGGCGGCTGGCGTTCACTTCGGCGCGGCGCAGGTTCCGCGCCGCCTGCTGGTAGTACGATTCTTTCAGTTCGCTGCCGACGAAGCGCCGCCCCTCCTCAACCGCCACGTAGCCCTCGCTGCCGATGCCCGCGAATGGGGAGAACACCAGATCGCCCGGATTCGTCCAGAGGCGGATCGCGCGGCGGATCACCTCCAGCTGGAGCGGGGCGATGTGGCGCTCGTCTTGCTCCTCGCGCGCCGATTCCTTTTGCAGCGTGTCGCTCGGGTTGATGTCAAACCAGACTGGCGAGGCGTAGCGCTGCCACAGATCGACCGGGAACTCATCGGGGTGCTTGGTCACGGGCTCGGGATTCTCGCCCGGCTTCCGCATGACGACGAGATAGTCGGGGATGCCCTGGCGGCTGATCGTGCA